ACCCGATTGGATAGAAACGGTCTTATCATACATTACAGTAATCAAATCCCGATTGAGTTTGGCGTTAAAGTAGTCGTTCCAATCTTTAAGTTGGGCACCATCAAAGATGTCACCAATAAAGGGCTGAGTAGTCGGCAACTGATTAACGGTTCTTACGTAACCGCTGGACGTAAAATGATAAGGGGCAAAGGTAGTGGAAGTGGCAAGAATGCCTGACTTTCGGGTGAAACAGATACGGCGCCATTGCCAAGGAGCACCACTGTTGGTCTGAATTTCGATTCTCTCCTTCAGTCCACGCATGTAGACTGTCTGACTATTCCGATCCGGAGCCTCTTTGGTATTGGTAATACCACGAGCAGTAGCCACCCAGGGGAACAAGAAGGTATTCCTGGTAGTACCAGTAACAGCTTGGAGAAAAGCCGGCGAGTTGGCATACGTGGTATTTTCGTCATTACGTGGCGAAACCACGTTCGAGTATGCAAGCATGGTGTCCCTTTTTTTTACGGAGGACACGTTGAGAATACGACGATTCGAAACGGTGCGGATGCGAGTGCGACGAATAGGACGACGGTAGGTGGGGCGAGTACGGCGAGTAGAGTAAGTTTTGCGAGGGGCATAACGACGGGTGGACCTCCGGGTCCTGCGATAGGTGGGGCGACGATAAGCCATTGGGAAAATTGGATGGACACAAGAGATCGGGGGGTTAAGGAGTATTTATACCCTAACCCCGAACGGAGTTAGGACTTAACCGGAGTTAAGATCTATTTATAAGTGACAGTGACAGGACGAGTTGTGTAGAATCTTATACACAACTCTTCACTGTCCTCACTGTCAATCACATGACCTTTCGCTTTGCTGCACGATATGGACTCCTCACTTACAGTCAATCCCCGGGTCTTGATCCATTCCGAATTGTGGAGCTTTTATCGAAGCTGGGCGCTGAATGCATCGTTGGAAGAGAGCTTCACGAAGACGGCGGAACTCATTACCATGCTTTTTTCATGTTCAATTCCGAATTCCGTACGAGGAACCCCCGAACATTTGATATCGACGAGTATCATCCAAACATTCTCCGAGGCCGCAAGACACCTGAACAAATGTACGATTATGCTACAAAAGACGGGGAAATTGTGGCAGGAGGTCTTGAGCGACCACAGCCAAGGTCTTCATCTTCGACCGATTCTGATTCCTTTTGGGGAAATGTCTTCGCTGCTGAGACAAGAGAGGAGACTCTACGCGTCGCTAGAGAATCTAGTGTCAGTCTCTTCGGGAGATATTTTTTCCAGGTACGCGCTATTGCAGAGAGCAAGGCCGTGCAAAATCCGATTGATTACGTCAGTCCTGAGGAACTGGAATGGGAGCTTGGACCTTATCCGGAACTCTCTGATTGGTGTGAGACTCATTTGGGAAGACGTGGAGGCAGGTTAGTTATCCTTTTTCATTACCCCTCCTTCGCAAGCTCAGGGGGGCCCACCGTCTTGAGAAATGCCATATTTTTATTTGGCAGGAGCTCGATCTCTTGTGCACGGCCCCCCGTCGGACCACTCGCTTCGCTCAAACAATGGTCCCGACACGGAATGGGGGGCCGTGCCCGCAGGTATATTCTGATTCCCTGATTATGCTGACTAAGCAGACCTAAATCTCTTATCTTAGTGGGTCCATCCAGAACAGGCAAGACTTCTTGGGCTAGGAGTCTAGGCAAACACTTTTACTTTGGGGGTAATTTTAACATGGACCAGTTGTCGTATGATGAGGAGAGCGTCTCGTATGCAGTCTTCGACGACATTCATTCACTGAAGTTTTTCCCAATGTGGAAATTTTGGATGGGAGCACAGGAGACATTCACAGTTACGGACAAGTATAAGGGAAAGATGACTTTCAATTGGGGTAGACCAATCATCTGGTGCAACAACAAGGACCCGCGAGCGGACCCTGATGCTGACGCCGAATGGATTGATGCAAATTGTATTGTAGTCTATGTACCAGCTGACCGAGAACTTATTTCTCGTGCCAGTACAGAGTAGCCTGAGGATTAAATGACAATATGTCTGTGCTCGTTGCCCCATACCCTGACTGAAAAATATCAAACACGTAATAATCGCCCATACCATGACGCGCAAACGTAGAATAATGTGCCTGAGCCTCATCGGCACCATCCTCCTCATTACCATAAGTAAGATTATGGTTCATCGGATGCCAACGAGTGAATTTTCGTAAAATACCAGATGCATTACCCGATTGGATAGAAACGGTCTTATCATACATTACAGTAATCAAATCCCGATTGAGTTTGGCGTTAAAGTAGTCGTTCCAATCTTTAAGTTGGGCACCATCAAAGATGTCACCAATAAAG